AATATTCGCAATTGGATTAATTGGACGAGGTGTTTACAACTTGTATACCGGAACTCGTTTTTAAAAATCTAAAATGCTTTGTTGATTTTCGATAGCATGTTTCAACGCTTGGCTAATTTCATAGGGGACAAGCGCTCTTCGATTTGCTCTCATGTTTCTTGGACCATCCTCTTTTGATAACTTTGTTGGCAGCGTGTCTGGCATTATTTTAGGAAAATTGCCCCACAAAAAATATGGGCCTAAGATTTGATGTGGTTTCCCCACTAGTGGATGGAAATATTTTACAGAACCCCTCACATTCTCTATTATCCAATACCTGGGATTGATAATTTCAATAATCTCCATGGCTACCGTCAGGTATCCCATGTACGGTTGGTATTCCTCGAACCTACCTTCTCTAATCGCGATGGATTGTGGGGCATTAAATGCCAGACTGAATTCAGTACATGGGGGTGATGCCCACACAACATCCACATCGAATGGTCCATAACGATCCTTCTGTTCAAGCAACCAATCACGGAATTCAAAAATATCCATGATTCGAGTCCATTCGACGCTGCCAAGAAGTGGATTATTTTCAACTCTTAGGACTCCCCATGCTTGATCGTCAACAAAGGCTTGGCTAGCGCCACCGAGGCCACTGAAAAGGTCCACTATCTTCAAGAGAACTCGCCTCGAACAAACATTCCCAATGGTCGGCAAAAGTGATTTCCATGATCATCGCAGTTGGCACAATCAATTGACATTGGTGCATCGTGTGTTTTTACGGCTCCATTGTTGTCAAAATGTATTTCCATTAACTTAAGGCGTACCCAACTGCTAAAATTTGGCATCTTTTTGGCTAATTCATAGGTCGTTGGGCAAAGCGTTATCATCTTTTGTCGCATAAAAATAAGGTAAAAGAACTTGGTATATATACATATATGCCGTAAAACCCTAAGTAGGGTGGCTTGACATGGGGTGGGTGTGCTGGGGGGAGTAACAGAAGCCTTCGGCTTCCGGCGTGCCACCCTAAAGAAGATCGAAGTGATGTGCATGGGCGAACATGTTCGGTGTTTATGTACCGAGTGCGTCTGGCATAAGTATGGCAACCGCAAAAACCGGATCCTTTTATTTGACTGAAACTGTAACCTTGACGACCTCTACTGATGATGGGGACCGCGTCCAAGGATCCTTAGACCTTGGTGCTTATGTTAATGTGGCAACGGGTCAAGCAGTCGCAATTGAAAGCGTTGATTTCATCTACCAAAACAGTGCAAAGGCCGGCGATGTTTCTTCCTTCGTTAGTGCGTCTGGCGCACTTACCGCCCAACTTACAGACTTGAACCCAGGTATCAATTTTGTGCGTGCTGATAACCAAAGCCTCATCTCTAGTTCCTCCTTGAACATTGACAAAACCAACAACATCGGTACCCACGTGTCCGATCTCTACCCAGACAACTTTGGGCCCGCTGCCATGAGCGAGGCTTTCATGGTCGTCAATGACACGCTTTACTTGGTCGGTGGTGTTGATGGAGCAGATGTCGCTGAAACCATGTATGTTACCGCTCGTATCAAGTGTAGAATTGTAAAACTATCAAACAAGGATTGGGTCGCAATTGCTATTCAATCAACAGCATCGGACAACTGAGGCGAGTCTTAATGGCATGTGAAACCTGCCGACTCTTGAAGGAGTTGCTTGAAAGTGCTGGGGTTAATACTGATGTGGCTAAAGCGGCTAGCAAATTGGCTGCCCCAACGGAACGGAAAGTCAAGCGCAAGGCTTCAGATTACGCTAAGCGGTATGGCCGAAACTTCAAACGAATCTCTGGCAAATACAAACTTAAATCCGGAGCATGGGCCAAAAACGGATTCAAGCGCGCACAGCGTGAGGCTCATAGACTTACCAAAAAGAAATAAATTTTGAAGTGATACTATGCAAAGCCTCAACGCCCTACACCCTCGTCTTATCGCTACTGCTAATTTTGACCCCGCCGATCCTGCGGTAGTAACTGATTGGGCGCCTCAGCGAGGACTATGGCAGCAAGTCGGCCCACTAACTCGTCCTACCTTCTTCCATCAAACAAACATAGACCTGTCAGGCTATGTTAGGCAAGAGAAAACTCTCTTCCCTTCGGGTGTTGGTATTCAAGATCCAGGAATCTACAAATTCTTTCTTCAAGCCGGAAGCCCCCCTAATGTTCAACTTCAAGTGATTGATATCATCACTTCATCACCACTAGGTGATGAGGCAATTCTCGATTTATCGGATAAGCAACTTGCTCAAACCGGCCCAGGCATGCTAGGTTCTCCACTTGAATTTGAACAAATTCTAATGGGTTCGTATCGTTCTTTTACAACTGATACATCTTTCACATCTCTACAAGGATCCTTATCGCTGCAGCGATCTCAAAGATTTGGTTCGGGTGAACCTACGGCTGCTGACACTTTGTTTTGTTATCGAATTGTTGCTTTTGCCCTTGAACCTTCATTCCCACTTCCTACCTTGCCGGGTGATTCAATCACAGTACCTCCGGCTCGATTCATAGTAAATGGTGAATTTGTCGAGGAGGCTGACCTAGTGCATCTGTTTAGACTCAAGCGTTCCTATGAATTGGAACAATCATAATGAGGGTTACTTGTGCTGCCTTGGATTACTGAAGGCTTTGACCTCGATAACAATAAGGGCATTCCTAGTTATTTGATAGGCCCAAAACAAAAACCATTTGTTTCCCAAGGTTCCATCTTGGATGCAACTATTCCTTTTACTAATTCGCCAGACTATCTTGACGCAATTGAGCGTGGACGCAGAATAACAACAGGTGGCAAACAGATTGCAACAGGAACGGCAATATTGTTGGTTCCCGATCCCATACCCCTAGTTGATGAAATATTCGCAATTGGATTAATTGGACGAGGTGTTTACAACTTGTATACCGGAACTCGTTTTTAAAAATCTAAAATGCTTTGTTGATTTTCGATAGCATGTTTCAACGCTTGGCTAATTTCATA